CAGCACCGGCAGCGGTTCCAGTGAGGAGAGCCGTACCCGGAACAGTCGGTTGTCCAACAAGCGTGCCGACGCCTGCCGCCGACCCGGTCAACAATGCAGTCGCGGTTAGCGCGCCTGTCGAGTTGCCAACACCAGAGCTAGTGCCAGACAACTTCGGCGATGCTGTCAGGGCACCGGCGCTAGCGCCAACACCCGCGCTCGACCCGCTCAGTTGCGGAGTCGCCTTCAATGCTCCGGTGGTTGTCCCGACACCAGCGGCTGACCCGTTGAGTAGCGGCTTAGCGGTGAGTGCCCCGGTTGCCGTGCCAACACCAGCAGCCGTGCCCGAGATTTGTGCAGACTGATCGAGGATCGTAACGATGCCGGTGGCTGCGCCGACACCGGCAGCCGATCCTGTCAACTTCGGAGTCGCTGTCAACGCTCCGCTCGTTGCACCAATGCCTGCGGCAGAACCAGACAACAGACTTGGCGCAGTCAGATTTCCGGTCGCGGTGCCGACACCAGAAGAGCTACCGCTCAATAGCGGAGTTGCCTTCAAAGCACCTGTTGTTGTCCCAACGCCTTCCGATGCACCAGCGAGCGCTGGCGTTGTCTTGAGCGTGCCCGCAGTAGCCCCTACACCAGCACTCGATCCCGACAATTGTGCAGGGAAGTTCAGCGCACCGCTCGCCGTGCCGACGCCTGCCGCCGATCCGCTCAGCTGAGACTGTGTGGCAGGCTGTCCGATTGCTGTACCAACACCTGCGGTGGAGCCGCTAAGTTGCGGAGTAGCTGCAAGTGCGCCACTCGATGAACCAACGCCCGCAGCCGAGCCAGTAATCATTGCTGGTCCGCTTGCGGTCCACGGCGCGGTGACTTCCTCGTTGCCGTTCGCCAGGCCGACCTCGAACGTGATCGCCGATGCGTTCATCGAACCGTTCGTCGCCGTGAGGAACGCTGCGAGTCGGTCCCCTGCGGCGAAAGTGCCGAGGTCGGCGTTCCCGGTGAGGTTGATTACCCCCGCGAACGAAAGAACGACGCCGGTCGCCAAGGTGGCCGATGCCTGCGTGACGCCAGCAGAGTTCACGCGCCGCACGCCGATCGAGGCGGACCCGAGGTTCATATTCGCCGTCGTGATGTTCAAGTTGACCGAGTACGAGCGCAGGCCGGAACCACCACTCACGCCCGGATCATCTGGATCTGTGACCAGCACATACGTGCCCGAGCCGTTCGTGACGGTCCAAGTCACGACCATCGAAGACGCCGAGCCAGGCGAAGTCTGCAAAAGCCGACTGGTCTTGCCGACCCCTGAACTGAGGCTTAGATCGGACTGCGAGTCCGTTTCGTAATAGCTAACTGGCATCTACGTCGCGCTCACCGTGCATTGGACAGCCAGCGTTCTGCCAGCTCGTGTTCTTCTTGATGGATGCGGGCCAGTTCCTGTTCCGTAGTCCACATACCGCGCTTGAAGCTCGCCGTGGGATACCGCTCCCGGTTCTCGTCTAACGGGTGACTGTTATGGCCGTAGATGCCGTCCGGCGTGGCGAAGTACCAGTCATCGCCACGTTCCTCGCGTGCTGTGCCGTCGCGGAACCCAATGAGCACCTGGGTCACTCCATCGTCCGGGAGCTGCTGCCAGTCCTCGAACGTGGTGCCGTCGATCGTGTCGCCGCCGACGTACCAGACGCGCCAGCGAATGATATCTTGATCATCCATTATTAGTCGGCGGTTGTGGTGTACGCGCCGATAGCGAAGGTCGCCGGTGTCTGCGTGGTGCTGACGGTGGTAGTGGTGCAGGTGCCGTACTTGCGCAGGTCGCCTGTAGTGCCGGATGTCTCCTTGTTGGCGAAACCAACGATTGAGCTTGAGCCTGCGGTGCAGGCCGCAAACGTCACGGCGGTGCCGTTGGAGGCGGACCCGGCAGAGGCCGCGTTCATCGAGGCCGCTGGTGTCGAGGCGTCGGCGTAGCCAGTGTAGGTCGGCTTGTGCGTGCCGTCCTGAGATGTCGTCGGCGTATCTGTGTCCGTGAACGCAAGCACCGTCAGCGCCATGAACCAAGGCGTGACGAGCGCGGGCATTGCCGTCTTTTGATTCTCATGATCGAGAATCCGGTTCTCGTACACATCAGTCCAGCCAGCGCCACCAGCCATCGGCGGAAGTGACCCAGGGCCGTCGCCTGCCGGGTTATCCAGATCGACGTTCCAGGCACGCTTCACTTCGGCAGCGACTTCGTTGAACCAGTCGTACCACTGTTCCAGAACGAGAGCGCCGGTCTGTGTTTCGATGTTGATGTTGTCGCGGTCGTGGATCACCCGCTGCCACTCCGCATCGACCATCGCTTGGACAGTCGTTGGCGGCAGCACAGCAGTCGGGCCGACTGGCTCGTGAAGCTTGGCGATGCCCTCATTACTGATGATGTACTGCGTCCCGTTGAGGCGCCAAGCGCGGTGCGGAATCTTGAGGCGGGTTTCGAAGATTTTGGCCTGTTCATCAGACCATGTTTCCATCGCGTCGGCGTTCTTCTGCACGGCAGCGGCGAGCTTTCCTGGTTTGTCGAACTCGCCAAGATCGACAACCCAGCCCTTATCGAGCGCGTTCTTCAGAAGGATGTCGATGTCGCTGGGGTGCGCCATGAAGTTGACTTGATCGCCATCAACATTCACAACGGTGTATGGGTCCTGCCGTAGCTCTTGCGAGATATGGTACAGGTTGCGGGGCTGACCGAAGTGAGCGATGAACCGACGCTCTAGGTCGGTGAGTGGGGCTTCAATTGTTGAAATTTGAGAGTCCATGATTTCTCCTAGTTGAGAGGCAGGCCGGGCTGAGGGGAGCGCCCAGCTAGGGTTGCCCGGCCTGCCTCACTTGTGCGTGGTTAGGCCCGAGCCATTACTGACTGGAGGCCGTCCACGACGCCCTTTCGAGGGTCGCCATCCTGAGCGTTGGACTCAGCTTCAAGCAGACGCATCGCGGTGTCGTGATCGCCATTGCTGGCAGCCACGACTTCGTTCACCGTCGGCTTGTCTTCCCGAATCCACTGCTCCAGTTCCTCGACCGACTTGGATCCGAAGCCCTCCTGGGCCTGCGCGTTCTGGTTCTCAAGAACCTGAGTCGTCTGCTTGTCAACGCCGACAATCGCACCGGCGTTGCTCAGGCGAACGTAATCATCGTTCATGAACTCCACAACTTGGCCCAGACGGTACTCTTCGTCTGCCACTTCGGGATCGAGGTCAGGCTCGCGAGCGAGGCGCTCAGTCGGCAGGTTGGCGGGCCAACCAGGACCATACGCGGTGTCGTATTGGATGCTCTGGCCTCCCAGAGCATCCTCAACGATGACCTTGTACGGCACCTCACGAATGCGGACTCTGCCCTTGGGCATGTTGCTCCTTTCTACGGACGCAGCGCCGTGAACTTCAGCGCGGCAAACCGGTTGTCGACGAACATCAGCGGGCGGACAGACGACTGCACCCATGTGCGCTCGCGGTTCGGCTCACGCCACGTTTCCGTGCCGAGAGGCTTCTCCATGCGCATCTGGCCGACCTGGCCCTGCGCCACGACGTAGGCCGTCTTGACGGTCATACGGTTGGTGACGTAGATTTCCAGGTCGAGTGTGTTCAGAAGCTCCTGGAGGCCATCGCCACCGTAGAGCTGGAGCAGGAACGTGTAGTCCTGCGGATTGAGAATCCACAGGTTGTACGTCATACCCATTTCGTCTGTCTCGGCAATCTCCGCAGCCTTCGCGAAGTCAGCGGCAGGCCAACCAGCGGGTGCTGTTGGTGTCGCGCCGTACGGCGTGACTGCCTGCCAGTTGCCGACGGATGCGACGACACGGCTTGGGTAAGCCGTGAACATCGCTTCCAGCACCTGGATCGCCCGAGCGTTGATCTTGCGGACGATGGTGTTGCCCAGCTGGCGTAGCTGGTTGGTGAAGAGCACCGAGTCGTTGCGGAGGCGGGCTTCATCAGAAATCCACACCTTGCCGCCCCACTTCTCGACCTCAGCCACGCCGGGAGCGCGCCGAGCGGAAGTAATGATCGGGAACTCAGCACCAGGAGCGACACGCTCCACGTCACGGCTCGCGTAGAGGTCATTGGCCTCAACGGAGTCGTAGATCACCGCGCCACCAGTGACGCCGCCGCCGCCCGCGAAGATGCGGTCAGCGACAAACTTCTGGAGTGTCATGTCCATCAGCATCCGCGTGATGCGGGTCGGCTGATTGAGCATGGTGTCCACGGTGATCGTGGTTGTCGAAACGGTCGGCGCTGCGAGCGGGTGCGGACCCACAGGGTAGGTCTGTGCCTCCACTTCGCCGCCCGCTTCCAGACCGAGGTACATCCCCTGAAGGACAGGCAGGTGAGGATCGAAATGGACGCGCTGCTTGTCCTGATCGAACTGCCGCTCCAGGGAATCGAGCACCACGGCTGCATCAATTGCTGTCTGCATTTGGGTTCTCTCCTTCTAGGTGCTCGCGAGCACGCCATTGCCGAGGGCCACCTGGCAGTACTGGCCAGGTGCGGTTGTCGCGCTCAGCGCGATACCGGCTGCAACCTTGCCAGCGCCAGCCACGAACAGCGCACAGCGACCATCAGCACCGGTCTGGACCTGCTGACCGATGGAAATGGCGGCTGAGCACTCGACTGGGACAACCTTCGGAGCGCGAAGGATGTCAACCTTGCGACCGTTGGCAGCATCATGAGCGGCAACGCCGAAAATGGGGCCACCAACGGTGATCGCGCCCTGCGCCACTAGCAGGTTACCATCGCCGGTATCTGAGATACCACCGGGGCCACCAGCATTGCGGGCAGTCGGGACACCGACGAAACGACCACCAGTGATGGCGCCGGACGCCTCACAGGTGATGTCTGAGCCGGGGTCGTATGTGGCAACAACTTCAGCCATTTTCCCTCACCTCAGTCCTTGTGAATGCGGTTGCGGGGCTGACCGCCCTGCTGCGCGGCCACTTCGGGAATCCACTCACGCGGATATTCCGAAGTGTCGGCCTCTTCCGCCGCCGCGTCCACGCCACGCTCTTCAAGCGGGATCGTGTTCTTGGTCAGGCGGTTGAGCAGCTTGACGGTTCCTTCAGGATCGCTGTCGAAGCGAGCCTTGTAGTGGTCGGCCCGCGACGGGCTGATCTTGCCGTCATGGACGGCTTCGGCGATCAGTTCGTCACGGTCGCGCTCACGGTTGGCTGCCTCGATCTGGGCAGCCATGCGGTCGCGCTGTTGCAGTCGGCGGTAACTCGCGACGTCAACAACGACAACTTCATCGGCGTTGAAGTCATCGCCGCTGGCACCGGCTTCGGTGGAGCTACCTTCGCCACCATCGCCGCCGTCGCCACCGTCACCACTACCACCACCGGACGACGGCTCTTCCGTCATCCATGCGGCGAGGCGAGACTGAAGATCCTCATCAGAGGCATCCTCTGACAGCCCGAGTCGGGTCGCCAGAATCTGACGCTCGCCCTCACCAAAATCAGAAAGTCGCATTACGCTCCAATCTTGATTGTTAGGGATTGCTCCTTCGCCGGAGCTTTACTTATGCGTTCCGTCTGGAACTTTACTTCAAGGCTGCCTGTGAGAGCCGCCTCTGGGCGGCTATCCGCCCGACTGTCGAATCGGGCGATATGGGTACGCCCTTCATTGATGGGATCGCCTAGCTCAATACCTCCGTGACTTGCGTTGACGTATTGGATCTTGACTTGCTTCGGATCGCCGAACGACACCTGGTCCTTGTTGATCGTGAAATCAACGCGGTAGAGGTTGCCCTGGTCGTCATCGCAGATCAACTCATTCGGATCGACGTAGATCGTCCGAATCCACCAGAACTTCTTGGTGGGATCGTTCTGCGCTTCGCCGTACCAGGCCCGTCGCAAGTCCTCGACCGTCACCTGGGCCGAAACTTGTCGCTGGCTGCGGTCAACTGTAGCTGCCACTGGTTGTTCCTCCGATGCCTCGGTGACGACCACTCCTTCGGGTCCATCTGGTGTGAAGAGACTAGCGATGTCATTGAGGCTGGTTACACCGGGCCACTTGACACCGAGCAATGCAAGCTCGGAAATGACAAGCCGCCACTTCTTACCGGACGGTGTTTTGAAGTTGAACCTTCCTTCGATTGATCTACTCGGGTAAGCTGTTTCGAAGATGTTGGCAAGCCAGACGGGAACGCCTTGTAGGTCGCCAACGATCTTGTGCCCGTCGTGCTCTAGGCGCATGTTCGTGACCTTGCCAACAGCAGGCTCGCCGCTAGGGATACCGGTAGTGCGGTCCCCATGGATGCGCTTGTCGTCGGTGTGTCCGAGCCAGAGGCGGGGCTTGGGGATGCAGGGGTCATCCTGAGCGGCGACAGCATCCGCCAAATCCTCTGGCGTGAACGTCGTTGGCCCCGATGCGAGCGGGTACTCGATGCCTGTGCTGATGATATCAACATTCGGCACCGTGGTCAGCTGCGGCTTGGAGTTCTGAAGAACCTCCAATGCCGAAGTGACGAGTTCCGGGCCAGCACCGACCTGAATGCTAGCCATGAGATCGTCGCGCAGCATCTCAACAAGCCCATCAATGTTCCCGTCAGCAGCAGCATACACAGAGTCAACCATTGCATCAACGTCAAACTCTGCGCTTGTCTTGCCGCCCTTGCGCCACTTCGTGGTGCCCTCACCAATATCTTTGAGCGTTGCACAAACACGCTTCGCACCTTCCGCTCCGAATCGCTTTGTGTTGTCCTTGACACAAGAGTCGAACGGATGCGGCTTGCTCATGTAATACTTGATGAGGTTCTGTAGACGCTTGCGCGCCGCAGGACCTACTGTTTTTGAGCTTGCAGTCGGCATCTTGTTTACGGGGTCGTCGGTCGTGTACCTGTCACGGCTTTGGCGGCTTGCCACCAGGGACGGACGCACTCAGGATGGAAGTCAAATTCCGCCTTCGGCTGGCGCTGTGGGTCGAGGTTATCCACATTCATGCGAGCCGTGACTCCATCCTGGGGCGGATCAATCTCTGTGTTGCAGAAGTCGCAGACCAACATCAGGTCGATGCCGGGTTCTTGTTGTTGAGCAGCGGGCGACCGCAGACCGGGCAGGGCGGTGGAGGCGTTGTCTGGACCTTGCGCGCACCGCCGCGAGCTTGGTCAAGCAGCGCAGCCTGGATTTGTGCGTCGGACGAGCCACCAGCGATCCCAAGGTGGGTCGTCAGGTCGGACTTCTCTTGTGCTGTGAACGTCAGGGTGGAGGGCATTACTTGTTGGCTCCCTTCTTGCATGCAGGTAGATCAGGATACCGCTTACAGACAGCGGCATGAACAGCAGCGTACTCCGGCTTGCCAGAGGCGCGCGCCAGAGCGTTGGCCGCATGCGCCCGATCATGGATCGGGTAGCGGCGTTGGTTCGGAAACACGAACGACGATGGCGGCAGTGACTTCCGCTTCTTTGGCGAAAGCACAGCCGCTTCGATCATGTCGCGGGTCACTACCAGTTCACCCGACAATTTGAACCTCCACGGTCTTGCCGGTCTTTGTTTGAAGTGACGCCCCCGCCGACCGGCTGCCGCCAGGAGCAGAATGTCGGCTACGCGGTTCGGCGTTGGCAGGGGGCGCTCCACCCGAGGCCACGGCGGGTGAAGTTATGGGCTTGCGAAGGTGGGTCGGCATTACACCGGTCGGAATCCGTGGCTCCGGTTGTTCAGGCATTGCTGCGCGGATGTCTTCAGGAAGGTAAAGCGCACCCGCCTCAACGAGTTCAGCGAGCTTGGCTGTTGTGGACTGCGAGCGCGGTTGGCGCTCAACAACAGTACCGGGAATCTCGTTCGGGTTCGTGGTCATGCCAGGGACATTGGCACCGCCTGGGTTCTGCGCGCTGCTGATGCGCGGGTCGGTGTTCTTGTATGTCTCTAGCGCCGGATCGACCTGTGCCTCATTCCATGCCCAGCAGAGGCGCGGCGCGTATTCAGCGTCGGGTCCGTCGTTCCACTCAACATCGTCCTCGATCACATGCTCGTTGAAGATATTGGCGAACCAGCTAGCGACGTACTCGATTGAGAGCTTGTGATAGTCAACGAATGTCTGACCAAGGGCGCGTGAGCCGGAAGTCGTTTGACCAAGCTGCATAAACATTTCGAAGAAGGCGCGAGCCATTTCTTCGTTCATCAACTTGATGAAGCCAACCGTATCCGGCTGGCTGCCCTCGACGCCAACAAGACGGAGAGTTGATCCGTACGGGATCGCGCCACCGGTGCGCTCGCCTGCCGTGAAGCGTTCCATCAGCCGGTTCAGCGTTGCGATGTCGGTGTCGTTCGCGCCAGGCGGGGCAGTCGCAATCGGAGTACCAACACCGGCGCGCTGAATGTTCATTACGCCAACACGCATCGCACGGTCCTTCAACAGCCATGGCCCGTAGCAGCCGCGCAGGATTGAGCGACCGTACCAGTTGGCGCCGCGCCGCAGGAAACTGTAGACGACTAGCTGAGTGATCGGGATTTCCTGCGAGTCGCTGTAGTTCTGTTGGATGTAGTCAATCCCGCCGTCCTTCTTGATTACGACCTTGTCGATGGTCGGCAGCGGGCGTGGCGCGAGCTTCTTGTAGTGGAATAGGCCATCCTTGCCGATTTCACCAAACTGTTCGAAGAATTCGACGCCATTCGGCACAGCATCGAGCGCGTGCTCAAGATGTTCACCGAAGTTGAAGCGGTTTTGCGTGCGGCGGAAGTACGGTGGCTTGTTTGGGTCCGGTTTGCCAATCGGAAGGTTCAGATCGGCGCTAATGCGCTCGACCGTCTTGTCGTCGGCGTTGTTCGGGTCGATATACCACGCCATGCGGTAGATCGGCCAGAGCGTGCCGGTGATCAAGCCCTGCACCTGGGCGTCGGCGCGCATCGCGGCCACCGTATTGACGCGCATCGGCATCTGCCACTTGAAATTCGTCTCAAGCAGGTCATCTGGCTCAAGTTCAGTCCAGTTAGGCAGGTAGCCGGGGTCGGCAACAACTGTGCCAATCTCCCGCGTCGGCGGGCGGCCATTATCAGTCTTGTAGTCGGTCGTAGCCATGGTGATTAGATGGTTATTTGTGGCTGGGTCCGGACACCCTTATCCTCAGCCACAGCAACTACGCCTTCAGCGGGTCCTCGATTTGGACCATGCGGATTTCAAGGTGCTGCCCGAGCTTCAACTGATCGACTGCCTCTGTCTTGGCTGGGTCGATAGTCAACCGGAACATACCGGACGGACTAGCCGCCTTCCACTCCTCATTACGTCCCTGAGCGTAGTCTGGGGTCATTTCTACCTCATACGCCCATGGCTCCCCGTCCTGCGGGACGCCATCCTTGATCGGAACGCCAAGAGGGGTGATCCTGCTGACGACGAATCGTGCTGTAACCATAAATTCACCTCCTTTCGACACTATTGGAAAGCTCCACCGGCAATCGGACCAGTGGCCATGCCCCTGTTTTGGTCCGCGTAGCCGAGATTTTGCTCATCTTGGGTTAGCTCTAGCTCTGGAAACATGATCTCGCCATGCACGAAGCACCGGCGCGTGTCAGGAACCAGCTTTTTGTACCACTCAGAACGCCAGTACCAGCCGCGCTCTGCCGCCATCTGTGCCGATGCCTGGTAGTGCTCACCACGACTCTCGCCACGGCGAGTTGGGATGAAATGCGGGTCTTCACGCGGTGAATTTGGTCCAGAAACGGGCATTTTTGGCGAAAATTAGTGGATTTAGGCCATTTTTGGGCTAATTTTGCCCATTTTCGGCTTGATTTTCCTCATTTTCGGCGTCTGCGTGCTCGATATGGGGCGGATTTAGCTCAATCAAGTTGATCGAGATTGCCGATGGCACCGCTCCCGGCTCGGCGCGGCGAACGTGACCAGCTAATTGGACTTCGACTGTGCCTTCAATGTCGAGTCCTTCGGCTAGCTGGCGCGCAGCCTTGGCAGCCGCCTTCGCCTGTTGGCGTCCGCCCTTGTCGTCAAGCTCTTCGAAGCCCGCTTGGTCGAAATACGACTTGATTTCGTCCTTGAGAGCCGTCTCAAGCTTCGCCGGTGTGTCGGCGCTCGCTGAAATCAGTCCCCAGCTCATTTTGGCGGCCACGCTCCCTGACCGGGGTTGGCACCAGCGTGCCCGCCCTTTGACCAGCGGCCTCCACGGTTCCTAGTTTCCACCGTACTTCCTTTCCATGTCGTCAACGTACCCGAGCAGCTTGTTGATCCGTAGCGCACCAGGGTCCCAGTGGCCCGACGGCTGATCAGGAACATGCTGGTGCCCGATGTGACCAGCAGTTCCGTACCAATGGCTGTCGGGAATGCGGTGTGGCGTCGTTGTGAACGGCAGCGGCGCGTGGCGCTGAACATTGACGCGATGCTCGATCAGCGCGACGAGTGCCGCCAGATGCTTGTACTTGGCATCCGTCCAGTTCGGTGTGTCCTTGGCGAAGCCGCAGAGTTCGATCTGGATATTGTGGTTCTTGCGGTTGGTCTCGACATTGCCGACATGCTCCAGCGCCCGGCCTGCACGATTGAACGGGATCATCTGAAGAACAGAGATACCGCCAATAGCAACCAACAGATGCGGGCAGGCCCGCTTCTGGATCAGGACTCGCTTCATCGCGTAGAAGTCGGTGCCCTCGGTCGTGTGCCATGTGATGTTGGGCTTGCCCTGGCTGATGAACGGGCCTGCGTCCTCCTGCTGATCACGAGAAATGATCAAGCCCCAATGCTTGCCCGTCGGCAGCCAGTTTTTGTTTGTTGTGGCCATCTTGGTACCTACTTGTTGTGGGCCTCTGCCAGAGCAGACTCTGGCTCGTGTGGGACCGGACCCGGACCGTTGCTGGCGAGATCAGTCAGACGCACAGCATCGCTACCGTGAATCTGATTGCCTTCGCGCACAGCGAGCAGCATGCGTGCGAGGAATTGGGTGTCTGTTTCAGGCGTCATCAGGCACCCGGCACGGTCTTGGAGACACCACGACCAACCGCGAGCAGACCAACGGCAATCGCCATGTCCTGGATGTAGTCCTTGAAGCCGAGCCGGATCGCGGGATCGGGATGCCCGACCGCTGACACGATCACGAGCACGCCGCCAACGACCGCGAAGATGAGCACTAGCGCAGTCGCGATGTTGGCTGTGTTGAGGTTGAGCTTCATGTCAACTCCTTGCTATTGTGGACCGAATGGGCGCAGCGTGCCCGACTGCCGTGGCTTGTGGAAGGCTGATCCATACGGACCCTTCTTCCTTGTGCTGGTCTTGCTTGGAACTAGCGTGGTGCCGTGAACACGTGGCTTCGGCGTCACGCTCTTGTCGCCTGCGGTATTCAGTTGTTTTGTAACAATGTGTCCCATCTAGCTCACCCGACCGATGTTGCGGTTCGGAACCGCAGTCTTGGTTTCAGCTTGATCGGCGCTTGGGTTCCAAGCACCGGCCTGCGGGTATTTGAACGTGTGCTCCTGGAAGCTGATTGCGCTGTAGTCGAGCGTGATATCGACCGCCGCGCCGCCCGGCGTGAGACTGACCTGGAAGGTGTTGGCCGCGAGGTTGCTCGCCAGGACGTAGTAGTCAGTAGCGAGTGCCAGGCCGGTGCCGCCGGTCAGCGTCGTGAACTGAATCCGGCGACCGGCAGTCAGTCCGTGCGCGTTGATCGTGACAATGTCGGTTGCCGCCGCAGCGGTACCAGGACCAACAACGCCGCCGACGAGCACATCAACACCCGGGCCGACGACTCGTGACTTGGGTAGAACGGTGCTGGCGTCATGCCGACCAGGTGCGGAGCTTTGGAGGCGCTTCGCATGGTTGGTCTGGTTTACACCAGCTTGGCCGAATGCTCGGCTTGGTGCGCTGCGATTAGCCATCTGTTACCTCAGAATTGTAGGGCATCGAGATCAGCAACTAGGTCGTTTGGTTCGCCGCCGTGTGGGAAGATTTCATCTGCTGGGGCCTGCTCGCTCCTCACGTCGGTACGGACGCCAGAATCTTGTGCGTGTTCGGCGGGCGTTGTATTGCGCCGCACAAAACTGGCGATGCTTGCTTGTCGTTGGAGGCTCATCACGAAGGCGTCGGCGCGGTCAGGCGAGCGGCCAAGTCTAGCAGCTACATCTTCCTTCGGTTCAAGCTGGATTTGCCCGGTGCTCGTATGCTTGTACTTGTGCTCCATCAACTCGGCTTGCAAATCCTCATCTTCCGGGTCGATATCAACAAGGCCAAGCTCGATGGCCTCTCGCGCCTCCCAGTACGCCTCGCTGCGCCGGTTCTTGAATTTGGCTGCGTTGAATGCCTTTTCGCCACCATTGAACGGCACCACTTGGTAGCCTAGCTCCTTGAGGCGGTCGTATGGTCCGGCCCCGATGCCGACGACGTCAACATTTGTTACCGGTGCGAGGTCAACGCGCTCCTTCCAGATGCGGCGGAACTCACCGACGCTCTTCATCGTGTCCATCTTGCTCCAACGATGCTGCAAGCGGACATAACCGGAGCGATTGGTATAGACGACCGACTCGTCAGGACCTAGCCGCGCAACGTCAAACCCGGCACGTTCATCTTCGGTGCGCGTCTTGAGGGCGAGTGCGGAGCGGTCGTTGATCTTGGCGATTTCGATGTGTTGCGGCGTGAAGACTACATCATCAGCAGTCTCGGGGAATTCCGCCAAGACCTTCGCCTTGTAGAGCGGGCTGTTGACGCCCCAGCGCTTCTTGCGCTCTTCAACCCACGTCTGGCTGACGAGTTGCTCGCGCAGAGCGTCTGAGACTTTCTCGCCGGTGAAGTTTGGTGTGTCCTCGGCAGCGATCTTGAACTGGTTGAAACCAGAGCCAGGGGCAAAGGTTTTCTTGAACCAGCTGATCGGGTTGTCGGGGTTGCCGATGACCAGCAGCCGCGAGTTCTCGTTCGTGATGAGGTTTTCACAGGCATTGGCGAGCCACTCGGGGATGCCGGACCCCTCATCGAGCACTACCAGCAAGTTTTGTGCGTGAATACCCTGGAACGCGGCGGCGGCTTCATTTTCATCAAGGTAATCAGCCGGTTTGCGGCCAAAGCCGATGACCTCGCCGTTGACTTTCCATTCCGGCACCTGGCCCTGTGAAATGGTACCCGGTACATCGTCAGCTGGGGCCTTCTTCTTGGCTCTGCGAATCTCGCGCCAAAGGCTTGTCCTTACCTGGTGGCTGGTCGGTGCTGATGTTACTACGAATGGATCAGGGCGAGTCGCGATCCACCAGACACAGAGGCGGGACGCGGTGAAGGACTTGCCAGGGCCGTGGCAGCTTCGGACGGTGGTATAGCGGTTCTGATCAACGCTCTTGAGGATATCACGCTGCATCGACCAAAGCTCTTCATGCATTTCATGCGTGATGTAGCCAACCGGGTCGTGCTCATATGGGTTCGGTGGCGGGTTCCAGAGCTTGTCGATTGCTTCCAGGTCACGGATCAGGTTATCACTGGCTTGGAGGGCGACGCGCATGAGTCCCTCCAAAACTGCTTGCCACGAATGCTGATTACATAAGTCAAGGCACCGATGCTAGCGGCAAATAGTAGCGGGCTGCTGAACAGGCGCAACGGTTGGCCAAAACGGTAGATCGCGTTGGCGATCCCACCGGCGAAAAGCAGCGCCACTGTAATTGCCACCAGGATCGAACGCCAGCCGTGGATGCGATTGATCACGGCAGCGGGGAACAAAGCCATCGACACGGTCGCCATCGTGATGGTGATGCCGCGAAAGAAGTCCGGTGTCGTGACCGCTTCGATCATACGAGTGCGACGTGGACCGGGATGGCGTAGGACATTTAGGCAGCCTCGGGGTTGACGTCGTTGGCGGGGTTTGGCTCTACGTCGATGATGTCAACTTCGGCACCATTGACGAGGATTTCCGCGAGTGCCTCGGCCTTCAAGATGTCGATGTGTGGCGCATGCTCGGACGACATCAGGTTCTTCATCAGCAGCCCTGGGACCCGCTTGATTGTGTCGTAGTCGAGGCCGATCTGCTCCAAGGTTGTCTGGAGTGCGTAGGCGAGTAGCGCGGTGCGGGTTTCGGACAGACGGATATGGCGCTCCGCGAGCTTGTACTGGATCGCGTATGTCGAGTAGCGGGCGCTCTGTTCCCGCAGCCGGACAGCCTCAGGGTAGAGCGGGTGGTCAAAGAATTCCTCCAGCCGATCAGGGTCGTCCGCCAATTCCGCCGATATTTGCTCCCTGATCAATTTGTAGTCGAGCGTCGTGTCATCAATCGCCACTTGCAGCGCGTCAGTCGGGTCGATGTGATGCTCGACAATGCCCTTGCTCAACAACTGCTTCTTCAGCGCCTTGATAGTCGTGGCGCGCTCGGTTGGGTCCTGGTCGCGATAGCCATTGATGTTCTCACGCATCGCGAGTTGGTGCAGCTGTTCCTTGACCTTACGGGTCTTTGGCTGTCCGGGCACGCTAGCAGCGTACTGGATACATAGGGGTGTGTCTCATCCTGCATATGCGCGTGCGCGTATGCATAGGGGGCGACCGGTGGCTAGTTTCCCGCGAGGGCTGAGAACAATTTATCCCATTGGCACGGCGTAGCCTGCGTCCAGCATCAGGCTCGCGAAGTCCTCACCCGACGGCAGCTTGATGGTTCCATCAAAACGGCCACCAAATTTATCCCAGCCATGGGACGTAACTTCAACGCGCAGATACAGCGGGAGTAACTGCTTGGCATAGGCTTTGGCGGCCTGCCCCGCTTCAGTTGATAGCTCCGGTGCATTGATGCCGAACACGCGGCACGACAACCAAGGGCGGTTGTCCCAGTCACGGGCGTTGATGAATTGGCCGAAGCCAAGGTCGATATCAAGCAGGATCGTATCGCCGTCATGGACTTCAACAACACGAGCTTTGTACGGGCCGTAGAGCATTTGTTACTTCCTTAGTAGACCTACAACATGGTGGACTTCGGGCCAATCTGTCAAACGCTTGGGGATATTTTCAAGCGGGTCGAGCACAGTTGCGTCAGACTGCATCACAACAAAGTGCGTCAGGCCATTCGGCTGGACAACTTGTGCGTAGTGGATCGGGGCGAACGGGGCTGGTGGCCAGACCTTGCCAGGCAGGGGTGTGTATATCGCTCCGTTGCGTTGCTTGTACCAGGTGACATACTTGATCAGACCGAAGTAGCCGAACTCACCGAGGATCCAGTCAAGATCAACATGGCTGATGCCGCCGTTAGTCCAGTCAATCGGGATGTTACGGGTTGGGCCAGCTTCGAGTTTGTCTTTGGCCTCCTGGTAGCTGATGCCGGTGATCATTGCGGCGGTCGCTGCGCCGCAGCCGCATGGGTCGGTTTGGGCGACGTACATGTGGAAGAGAATAGCATGAACAACTTTTCAAAATGCTGTCAGTGGTAGTGAGGTCACCAGCCAGCCTTGAGCACTCTGAATTTTCGAGCGTTGTCCTCGTCTGCGGCCGTCTGCGGCCGTCTGCGGCCCTGCCCTGCCCTGCCCCTGCCCCGATGCCGCGCAGGGCCGCAGGATGCCCCGCAGGGCCGCTAGCGGGCATGCTCGCGCCTGCCCCTGCCTGCCCCCGAAGACCCCTGCCTGCCCCCGTGGAAGGTCTGCGGGAAACTACGGATAGACGGCATGCGCGAGCATGCGCTACGCTCTGCGTGCAGGATCGAGGCGAAAGCCTCTCCGGGCCGGGCGGGCCGACCGCCCCCGATGCGCCTCTCGCGCTAGGAACGTTCGTCGGCGGGCACGCGAGTAGAGAGGCGTGCGCAGCGGAAGAACCGCCTACCCGATCCGGTAGCGAAACCCTCGCGAGGGCAAGCAGGAATCCCGTACGGTAAGCACGCGCCGAACCGCAGGCGCAGGATGCAGGATGCAGCGACTAGGCGTATGCTCGAGCATGCGCGTAGCCGATGCAATCCCGCATCGGGTAGACGAAAGGAGCGGTCATGGCCGCTACCCCGAAGACCCTGAAGGACTGCAAGACCGACGCCCAGCGCAAGTCGCTGGCGGCGCGCATTCTGAAGATGCGCGAGGATGGCACCCCGTGGGACGGGCCGAATGGCATCGTCGCGCAGGGAATCGTTTCCGGTGCGCCGCAGGGGCGTGCGCTGCTGCGTGCCTTCGCCGTCCGTAAGGGCAAGAAGGTCACGACCGGCAACGGCATCGCGAAGTCGTACGAGCGCACGCCGGAGTTCCGGCAGGCGGAGAGCGAGCGGCGCACGGCGAAGGCGGAGGTCACGCCGAAGCCGAAGGCCGCGCCGAAGAAGCGCACGGCGAAGGCCGCGCCGAAGAAGTAGCGACTAGGGACCCCGTCGACAGACGGGGTCCCTTCCCCCGTATCGCAAGAGCCGATGCGGAGGAAGGGACAAACCCGACCGAAGGGAGCCACGGTGCCCAGGCACGGCGGCGACAAGCGCGGCAACAGCCGCAACAGGCGCGTGCG